ATGACCAAATCTCAACTGGTCAAGGGTGCTTTCAGAATGCTTACTTTGAAGTTGGGTCAAGCAAACATTCCTATGATCGTTACCAACCATACCTACGATGTCATTGGTGCTTATGTCCCTACAAAAGAAATGGGTGGAGGCAGTGGACTCAAGTATGCTGCATCTACAATCATCTATCTCAGCAAGAAGAAAGAAAAGGATGGAACAGAAATCGTTGGAAACCTTATCAAGGCAAAGACTGCTAAGTCGCGTCTGAGCAAGGAGAACAAGGATGTTACGGTGCGTCTTTATTATGATGAGCGTGGTCTTGATCGATATTATGGCCTTCTTGAACTGGGAGAGATTGGTGGTCTATGGAAAAATGTGGCAGGTCGATATGAGATGACTGTTGATGGTGAGACTAAGAAAGTCTATGCCAAAGCAATCCTCAAAGATCCAGAAGTCTACTTTACTCCTGAGGTGATGGAGAAGTTGGATGAAGTTGCCCGTCAAGAGTTTAGTTATGGTCTATGATTAAGATTCTAAAAACTGGAATCAACGTCAAGAAAGTAGTTGAACAACTGAAGAAATATCCACAGGATTGGGATCACCAGAAAACTCTGGAAGGATCTCAATCCTTAGTTGATAGGGGATTTGCAGACTTGCCAGTCTCCGCACTTCAACTTATAATAGGTGGTGTCAAACACAAAGACGACTTTGTGGGAGACTCGGAGATCAATATTAAAACTCCAGCCTATGCTCATCACAGTGAAATCAGAAAGATCATACGCAAACAGTTTAAGAATGCGGATATTCATCGGTGCGGTTTTCTTTCACTCCCTGTAGATGAGATTGTAGGTGCTCATATTGATGAAGGCACTTACTACCTGAGCAGGAACAGGTATCACCTATCAATACTTGGTAGGTATCAATATTTCTGCGGCAAAGAAACTGTCATCGTTGAACCAGGAACTCTTCTTTGGTTCAATAACAAACTTCCTCACGGCACGGTGAATGTCGGTGATGAAACAAGGATAACATTCGTTTTTGATATTCCGCATGGACAAAGTTGAAATTCTGATTCTTCGTAATCTAATCTATAATGAAGAGTATCTTCGTAAGGTAGTTCCTTTTATTAAAGCCGACTACTTTGAAGATCCCATTCAGAGAACTGTATTTGAAGAAGTTTCTAGTTTTGTTCAGGAGTATAATCAACCTGCAACGAAAGAAGTTCTTTGTATTGAGACTGAAAAGAGATCTGATATCAATGACTCTTCTTTTAAAGAGATAACAAAACTCATCAGTTATCTTGAGGATGTCCCTACAGATTTTGATTGGTTATGTGATACTACAGAGAAGTGGTGTAGGGACCGTGCTATCTATCTGGCACTTATGGAGTCCATCGCACTTGCTGATGGTAAAGATGAGAAGAAGGACCGTGATGCTATCCCAAGCATCCTCTCAGACGCTCTGGCGGTCTCCTTTGACACTCACATTGGACACGACTATCTTCTTGATTATGAGGCAAGATATGAGACATACCACTGCAAAGAAGACAAGATCGAATTTGACCTTGAATATTTCAACAAAATTACCAAAGGTGGTCTACCGAATAAAACGCTTAACATTGCTCTCGCTGGCACTGGTGTCGGTAAATCTTTGTTTATGTGTCATGTCGCATCTGGGGCTCTCCTCAGCGGAAACAATGTATTATACATCACGATGGAAATGGCTGAAGAAAAGATTGCAGAAAGAATTGATGCTAATCTTCTCAACGTCCCTATCCAAGAGATAACTGATCTCCCAAAGGTGATGTTTGAAAATAAAGTAACAAACCTTGCAAAGAAAACTCAAGGTCAGTTAATTATTAAAGAGTACCCTACAGCGAGCGCACACAGTGGACATTTTAAATCACTTCTTAATGAACTTGCACTTAAGAAATCATTTAGACCTGATATTATTTTCATTGATTACCTTAATATATGTGCTTCCGAACGGTATCGCGGAAATAGCACTGTCAATTCATATTCTTATATCAAAGCAATTGCTGAAGAGCTTCGAGGATTGGCTGTTGAAGCAAACGTCCCTATCGTTTCTGCCACGCAGACCACTCGCAGCGGTTATGGTAGCTCTGATGTTGAGCTTACTGATACTAGTGAGTCCTTTGGGTTGCCTGCTACTGCTGATCTTATGTTTGCCCTTATTTCTACAGATGAGCTTGAAGACTTGGGACAAATTATGGTAAAGCAGTTGAAGAATCGCTACAACGATCCAACAATCCATAAGAGATTTATTGTTGGTATTGATCGTGCTAAAATGAGACTGTATGACTGTGAGCAGTCAGCACAAGATGATGTTCTTGACAAAGGCAAAGAAGAAGAGTATGATTTTGAAGAACGCAAACCAAAAAAATCTTTTGAAGGATTCAAGTTTTGAAATTATGACCCAAAAAGTTGACACCGATAAATACCTTGAATTTGTCCATGGTGTGACTAGCACTCCTAGTCTTGAGTATCCTGCTCTGTCATCACGATTGACTGAACTGGAAGCCAATGGTGCTAATGTTACCCAACTTCTGACTGCTGCACTCGGTTTGACTGCAGAGTCTGGCGAGTTCACTGAGGTTGTTAAGAAGATTGTCTTTCAAGGCAAACCCTACAATGAAGATAATGTCTTCCACATGAAACGTGAACTTGGTGATATCTGTTGGTATCTTGCTCAGGCCTGTATGGCACTTGACACCACCTTTGATGAAGTCATTGAGATGAATGTTGATAAACTAGAAGCACGCTACCCTGGTGGTAGTTTTGATGTTCACTATTCTGAAAATCGTAAGGAGGGAGACCTGTGACTACCTTAACGAAAATGCAAGTTGATACTCTTGAATATTCCTTCGCACATCTTAATATAGATTTTGAGGAAGTTCCTTCAGCAAAAATGCACGGAACTATGGAAGGAGTTCAACAACAACTTGATAGTGGTTCTAATAAAGTCATCTATTCTTACAGAAATAAAACTGGTGGAGTGACTATTACCTCTATGAAAGTTGGTGAGGAAACTGAAGAAAGTAAAGAAGCACTCAATAAGGTGAGAGAAAATGTTCTAACGTATTGGAAAGATTTTCAAGAATTTAGAAAAAAGGATGATACAACTAAAAATAAACTAATGGATGTAAATATGGTGGAGGGAGACCTGTGATCAAACTTGAAATTGATGTAAGACAAGCTGCTGGTCTAAGGCAAGCATTGTTTATTGAGCAAAAAGGTTATACACTTGACCCAACTTGCTGCCCACAAAGAATCTCTGACATTAGAAATTTGATTGTGGAACTTGATAAACAAATTGAAGAGGAATTGAAGAATGAAACTACTGACGCTTGATGATTATAAAAAAGCTGGTGAAGAGTTTTGGCCTAAGTATTGGTATGTTGCTAAAGAACTGGGTGAAGACGCTAAACCAGAAGATGTTCTGAAAGTAATGGAAGCAGTTGGTGGTGTTGCTCTTAAACTGAAACTTGAAGAAACTCTTCCTTTTGGATTCAACAAAAAGAAAGAAGAATCTGAAACTCCCTAATCGGGGGTCTTTTTTTTTTATAAATACTTGAAAAGTCTTTATAAAAATGAACTACGAAGAGATTAGGGGACTTCAAGAAGCATATAATCAAGTTTATGCTCCTCAAGAAGTTGAGGAAGTCTACAAGGGTAAGCACGGTCAGTCCGACAAAGAGTATGCTGACTCCCGCTCGCAGGGTGGTAAGATGGTGTCTGGTGACTCCAAGCAATCGGGTGCTGAATACACTCACGGCCGCAGAGTCAAGGCAGCAAACCCTGGTATGCAACCTGATGTAGGTGGTAAGACCAAGCCTAAGTCACAGGGTAAGATGGACCGTGGCACCCGTGCTGATATTGAGTATCGCAAGGCAAATCTGAAGAAGGAAGAACTGGAACTTGATCAGATTGTTGAGTCACTGGTTGAGAGAGGACACACAGAGCAAGAAGCATATGCTCTTGTTGCTCAATTCACTCTTGATGAAGATTCACGTCGTATTAGCAATAAGCAACATACTGCTCGTGTAAGACAAAACATCAAAGCTTTCGGAAGTGGTT